CGTTCGTGACGCGCGGATAGACGCCATTCTTAGGCTGTGGCCACGCGAAGCCCGCAACGTCGAGCATCTCATCCTGCGAGAGGAATTGGTCGCTGGTCACGAGCTCATAGTAGTTCGGGAAGCGGTTGCGGAATTGTGCCGCGAGGATGTCCATTTCGAGCGTGATTGTGCTCGGGTCATGGTAGTTGGCCCAGCTCATGGTTTTCTTGGCCGGAAGCAACTTCTTAGGGATCAGACCCCACGTGTGCATTGCGTGGCACGGGGCCTTCAGTGAGTTGCCGCGCCTCGTCGTCTTCGACTTGATTGCGATGTAGCGGTCAGAGAATTCTATATGGCCGCCTGGCGTTACGTAGCCTTTGGCGCGGAGCCATTCGGCATTGTCTTCTGACATCAATGGCGTCTGGTAGAGAAAGTTGAATTTGGTCTCCGCAATATTGATTGGCGCACGCGAGGCGCAATCCATGAAGTCCTCGCGGCCTTTCTGAACTTCTCCCTTCGGGAGATACTTGATGCGGTCCTTCTCAGGGATGCTTGCGATGCAGGGCAGTGAGGAAGCGCCAAGAATGTGGTCGTGTTTGTGGTTGAGCTCTTCGAGTTGGCGTTCCCAGTCGAGACCGGTGTTCATACATTTGTGCGTTTATCGAGTAAGTTGACCACGCGCTCCAAGAGCTTGGCCGTCGAGGAGAGCAATACGGAATTTTCGGCAAGCTGGTCGGTGAGGTTCGCGCGCACACTTGCTTCGAGGTCACGGTAGCCCTTCTGTTGTTCAGCGAGAGCGGAGAGAAACTCCTTGCGTTGCGCCTCCAACGTTTTGAGAAACTCACGCACTACAACAACTATAGCGACAATCGCCGCGCCTACGCCGCCAAGATTGGTGATTTCTGCGAGGGTAGGGTCCATACGTCATTCGTCGTCCCAGAGGCTCATTGGCAGAATTGGGGGCGCTGTTGGGGCGTCGTAAGTCGCGTACACCGAGAGTTTGCGATTGGATCCTCCAGTCAACGATGCAGGATTGGGAAAGTTGGCGGCATACGTTTCACTGTCGAAGCCGTAGGCTCCAGTACTGGTATCAGTGCGGATTAAGCCATTACCGGTCGTGCTTTGGCTCCATACCGCAATTCGATAGCTGTCTGCCGTAAGTGTGAGCGGTGACGTGGCCATGCTAAATGATGTGAACGCCGTTCCATTCGCAGCAGTTGTCACGGCCACCTGGACGGATGGGCCAAGGAGATTGGCAGCGCTGTCATAAACAGCCATCTTCATGTTTTTAGTTGCGGAGGTGACCTCAACGCATGCTTGGAGAGAAGTGACATCTGCTCCGGTCGGGACCGACGCAGTGTACATGTATATGACGTTTTCAATCGAGAAGTTACCCGCACCGCACGAGGTGAAGCCGAAGGTTGGGTCTATATGAACAGGATACGCGGCATTCGAGAGCCACTTTTCATCGCACGAAACGGTCAACGCGCCTTCGGAGTAAGCGAGGGCGCACCAGAGCTCGTCGCTGTTAGCGTCGATAGCTTTCGGTCGATAGATGTGAAATGCCTTGCCGGCGGCGTAGTTCTTTTCTCCAGCAACGAAGTCGCGCTTCTCTTTGTGATAGACCGCATATGAGCCGTCGACGTTCTCGGGCTGTTGTGCGCCACTTGCCTTATCTTCTGCGGTGAGTGGAGGTTGCCAGTAGAAATCGAGGCTTTGGTGACCATCAATGGCGAAGTCCCAGCTATTCGCGCTGGGAGGTTCTTTAAGGACTACCTCTATCTCGAAGCCTCCGTCCTCCATCCCAGTCGTCGCATCGAGAGGGTAAGCATGGACTTCTTCGTTGTTGCCCTTCCATTCGATGCGGTCGGTGAGAAAAGCGCGGGAACCGGATGCGCGTACGTTATCGTAGCGGACGCCTAAGGATACTTCACCGTCCCATTTCTTGAGACGAACTTCCGGTCTTTCTTTCATGACTTCAATTTCGATGCGTCCGGCATCGGGCAGCGCGCTGTCTTTGGATATGGCGAGCGTAGCACCATTATCCTGATAAGGGTTGATGCGCTGATCTGCAGCGAGCGTCAGGCCGGTGCCACCAATAGCAATGGCGGCAAGCCCGGCGGCTACTCGCGCTACTCCTGAGTCCATGTGCCCCATACGCTTATTGATACATAGTCCACCGCGCCGGAAATGGTGCCGATTTCCGTTGCCCATAGTGCGCCTGCGGAATAGCTCTGGTTGGCGCTTTGCGCGGTGTCGCTGGTGAGTGTCGTTCCGCAGGTGATGGTGTCGGTGTTGGCACCCCCGGCGAGCGTGTCGAGATTCACAATGACGCTCGTACCACCATCAACGAAGCAGTGAATTTCAGTGATGCGTGCGCCGTCGCGAAGCGGAGGAAGCGGGATGCGTCCACCGTTTACAAAATCAACCGACGTTGATGCGATAGTGCGGCCCCAAAGTTTTTGAACGCTGGGATACACCACCGGCCACGATGAGTTCGTTGAGGACGCAATAAGCAATTGCCCGTCTGTCGTGTCGAAGGCGATTTCGCCGATTGCGTCCACGGTGTTGCTGGTGCCATTTGGTATTTCGAATGATGTAGCGCCTCCGGCGTCTAGTGCGCCGCTGAGTGTAGCAAAGGCGGCTATGCCGCTGACGTTGATATTGGTCGCGGACAGCGCTGTGGTTGAGGCGTAGAGAACTGTGAGGCGGTCGGATGAGGCGGCGTAGGTGAAGGCCGCTTCGGAGGCGAGCGTATCGGCGGTGGTCGTGTAGAGGATATGGTTGCTGCCGCCGAACGTCGATAGACCAGTACCGCCGTTCGCTACCGACAGGTCGGTGCCGCTCCAAAATGCGTTGTTGATAGAAGTGCATGTGCCAACCCCGGCCGCTGTCAAGGCTGTCATGACCTGGTTCGTGCACGAAACTGCGTTCACGAGCGTGAAGTCCGTGCCATCTACACCCGTGCCTATGATCCCTGATGCACGGACGACGACGCCTGACGCCGATCCGATGGTGAGACCAGCAAACGTCGGTGAGCTGGCGGTCGTGAGGTGCTGACCTGTATTGAAGGCAAGCTGAGTGTCGCCAATCGAGTCGGCCACTATCGATAGCGTTGAGGCGGATGCACCCAAAACACTGACTGGCTGGGAGAGCGCTATCTGCGAGTTTCCAGACAATGTGGTGGTCGCCACGCTTCCGAGCGTCGTCATGCCGCCCGTTTGTGTGAAGTAAGCAAGGTGGGAGACTGCGATGTCGGAAGTCGTTGCGATTTCGAATGCGCTAGCCCCACCAGCGCCACACGGCAGTCCAGACCCGGCGTCTACGATCGTCCCATCTGCACCCCACTCCAGGCAGGTACCCACCGTGCCCGTCTGCGCGGTAACTATGCCTGAACCGTTCGCGTATAGGGAGCCACTGGCGACGGGTATCGTGAACGCGTTGCCACGCAGCACGAGAGGCGCACTCGCATCGCCGATATTGAGATTGTCGCTCGCGTCGATACCGATAAGCGAAACGACCGTGGCCGCGCTGTTTTGGGCTCCGTAGTATTGGTTGTTCGGAACGTATAGTCCGTTCGTCGTGTCGAGCGTTAGGGACGGAGCTCCTGCCGTCCCAAGACTGATGTAGTCTGCGGTGTTGAGCGTAAGACCAGGGGCGCCGTACCGGAGATAAGTGTTGGCCGCATCGAAACGGACGTAATTTGGTATCGAAACGTCCACCGTCGTCGTAGGCGCAAGATTGCCGCTGCCATCGATTTCCCATGCTTGCCCGAATGAAGAGCCTGCTGAGGGCCATGATGAGCGGCAGTCAGCCGAGAGACAAACGGTAGTTGCCGAGATTGCAGTCGAACTGGCGTACGTTGTAGTGCCGTAACTCGCAGTGAACGCATTTGGGAAATGGACGAGCGACGGAAGCGACAGCGTCCAGGTGCGGTTGGAGGAGAGGTCCTGCGCGCCGGCAGAACTTGTTATCTGGTTCGTCGTGCCTGCAATCGTAAGCGCCCGTGACTGAGGCGTGTATGCAGCTGCGGTGTTCTCTCCCTCTGTCCATACGTCAAAGCAGCTCTCGACCGCTCCGGATGTATTGACGCCGAGAGGTGCGCTTCCGGAGGAGCAGTTTGCACCATTGGCTGCGAGAGCGGAGGCAGTGGCGGCGTTCCCTGTCCACGTGCCGGATGTGTCGAGTGTGAGAACGGAGTTCGAGCCACCCACCTTGATTACCGGTTGCGACAACGAAAGCGGAGTAGAGGCAGTGAGCGTAGTGGTGGCGACTCCGTAAAGCCCGGCGGCACCGTTTGATACGACGATATTGGATGAGGAGGGCTGAGAGGTCGTCGCAAGACCCTGCCACACAATGGTGTCACCAGAGAGCGCGATAGGCCAGGTCGCAGCTAGGTTCGTATCACTAGAGATGTCGAGTCCCGACACATCGTTCGTGCCGACGCCAGCGCAGGTGAGCGTGTCGCCGACGGCACGAACGAATTGATTGGTGCAGGCAGTGGGGTAGGACGTGAGCGCTGTCCACGTCACCGAACCGGACGAGGAGATGGTGAGGTTATCGTCTACTTCCGCATCGGATATTGAGTTGCCGAGGTCGTTCGTCACGTTGCCGTTTGCATAGGTAAGACCGCCCGAAAACGTAGTCGACGCAACGCCAACCCATCCTGAGCTAGTCAAAGAGAGCAACTGCCCCAAAGAGCCGGAACCTACGTCGGCCAAGTCGGCCAAGTTGTTGTTGCTAAGGTCATCGGCAGTACGCTCGGTTTGCTGTGCCTCCCAGAAGTTGGCTGACGTGGTGCTGAAAAAGTAGCCCTTGGTCAGCGTGTCGAGATACGAAAGGACGCGCCCTACCGTGAAATAGAGATTGGTGCCTTCAGCGAGCTGCGTGGTGGTGTTGTCGGACAGGTCATCATCGTCCAGCGCGCCGTCATTGTTCGTGAAGATGTCGAGCACGTCCGTGACAATGCTCTCCAGCCCAAACTCGGTACCTATGGACGTGGTGGCAAAGCCACCACCGCTTGTGATGCCCAACGTCGATGTGGACTGAGGGCAGTACACCCACTGATCAATTGCGTTCTGGCACCCGACAAGGACCTGTCCAAGGGCGGGCGCGGTGCTGGTGCCGGTGCCGCCGCGATTGGGAAATGCAACCTGAGCCTTAGAGACGAACGGAAACGATAGGAGCACGAGGAGTGCTACGACTATGGCTAATTGGAGTTTCATCATTGTGGAGTTGGAGGCGAGCTTCGAGCTCCAAGACTACGTTTCGTAGCCGCTTCAGCTCCTGAAACTCTTCGCTCTTGATGTTATCATGCGCTCTTCCACAGACGAGGCATTTGAAGGAAGCGTGCCCGTCCTCGCACGGCGGTCGTATGAGCGCATAGACGTGCGCTTCGGTGAGGTCTTTGAGCTTATTGATGTGATAGTGCACAGTGGAGTTGTCGATAGAGAGCCGACGCGCTATCGCCAGCTTCGGCTCGTTACTCAGGTACCCCACCACTATAGAGCGTCGTTGCGTAGCGGTTAGGTGTTTGAAGCTACGCGCCATTGTCAGTGCTTGATGATGAAGTTCAGCACCGTGAATGGCGGCATTACATTCATCGCCTGATTGCCACCGTCAGTTTGGAAGTTCCAAGTGCCGTCATTGGACCCGCCGCCCGCCGCGCCGCCACCTGAGCTGTCCTCGATGTGAACGTGGTCGATGCCAGCGACATCGTTATAGCCGTGGTCGTGCGCTAGGAGTTCAGCCTCGCTCATTGCGTGCGTCTCCTCACCGCCAGTAGCTCCGAGAGCGCGGCTGGCAAGTGTCTGCGTAAGTGTGCAGGCACCAGAGCCATCAGCGGTGATGTTCACGGGAATGCCGTTTTGCGCGTCCGCGAGAGAAGAGGCGAGCTTGATGACCGTCGCACTCGCGCGAATGGCATAGTAGGTGCCGGCCGATAGTCCGGTCGGCAGTGATGCGCCCGCGAGCGCAACCGCCTGTCCCGTGTACAACCACTCATTGCTCGCGACCGTGATTTCGTCAGTGGTCGGATTGACGGCGGATGCGCCGTCGAAGGTCATTATCCTGACGCGCTGCCCAGCGCCCACGACAACGGAGCCTCGCAAGTCAGGGACGTTGAAGGTAGTGGAGCCGTCGCCAGCTCCATACGTGGTGCCTATGAGCGCAAAGAGCCCGGCATATGTGGTGCGTGATACTGGCGAGCCATCGCAGAGGAGCCAGCCCGATGGTGGTGTTTGGCCCGCGTAAGGGACGATGAAGCCGCGAAAATCTGTAACGTCAGCGTTCTGGCCGGTGGCCCATGGCATATGGGTCTATTGTAGCAGTCCGCTATCCCGCGACTTCGAGCTCGTAGGTGAACAACGTGTCTTCGCCGCTCACCTTTGTGTACGCCGGACTGATGATGATACGTGCGAAGAGCCTCCCGCCGCAAAAGAGCCCGAACTCTTCATAGGCGTCGTCGGGCAGATTGGCGTCAGCGACGAAGACATCCACGGTGAGGTCGTCGTTAACGGCGGTCGCGTTGGTGATGGGAATGTCTTCCACTAAAGGGTTGAGAAGATCCGTGTCGGCATCGACTGCTGCCGTATCGTCATCGCCTATGCTCGCGCTATCGATAATGAGCGGGAGTGCGAGGTCGCCAGCGAGCTGGCGAAGCAACAAGTTACGGCCGTAGCCCTCTGAAGAAACTACTTTGTTCGCTATTGGTCCGAGACGGCGGACCTGTTTGCCGTCTTTGAACGCGGTAATGGTGAGCCGCCCCGCTATGCGCGACGTGTCGTTAGCGCGTACCTCCTTCATGTTTGGCGTTCGCGATGAGCGCAAGTGACTCCTCAACATCGTTCAGGCGCGCTTGATATTTGGCGAGCTGACCCTCGATGCGCTGCTTCGTGGCGAGTAACGCTTTGCGGGAGAGAGAGCGCTTCACAACACGCGTCTCCGAAATCTCGAGGACGGTATCGTTCGCGGACTCCTGTAATCTCATCTCCATAGCCACAGTGTATCAGCTCCAGGTGCCATAGCCCCAGTTGAAGCCGCCCCAAACGTACGGCCCGGTCTCGGTTGAGACCGCGATGGCGTCGGTTGATGTGACCGTATCTTGAAGCGCGATGAAATTCAGAAGCGTCTCCTGGTCGTCTACGACAATCTCTTTGCTGCGGAGTTGGTTCTGTAGGTACTCGATGATGCCTATCGACTTTAAGGTGGCAAACGAGACTTCGTACTCGAACGCGATGCCGAGTGGGTCGCGCATGTGCGCGGTGACGCCTTGAACGAGCACCTGGATGTTCTTCATTCGCTCGGCCGAATTGATAGTGATGACTTGTCCTGACCGGAAGCCATCATCGTAGGTGCGGAATTCGCCCTCGTAGAGCTCGTTCTGAAATGACGTGAGTTCAGCAATCGCGCGCCGAATGGCCTCGTCTTGGGTGCGAATCGATTTGTCGGTGATAGCGAATTCGTAGCGTCCGTATTCGGCTATCGAAGGGTTGTTGGGAACGCTAACGACAATCGGGTAGAGGTATATGCCGGACACCTCGATGTTGTTTGTGCCTGACCCCGGTGTGTTGCCGCTGGTGAAGCGCAGGTACTTCTCATTGAAGTTCCACATGCAGTCGAAAGACCCGTCGTCGTCGAGGAATTCGACCCCGACAGTCTGTGGCGAGCCGCCCACTTCTACAGTTGGAAGTGACGCGTATTTGTTGGCGAGCGCGAATTGCATCCTCGTGCCATCGCCTGAAAAGTACTCGGTGCGCGGCGTGTCGCTCTCCCGCTCGCCCCCCTGCACAAGCACCACGTTTCTAATCTGGGTGAGGTCCTCATCTATTTTGAGGCTCTCGTAGATGTAGTTGCCGGAGGTGTCAGTGAGGGTGGGGCCGGGCTCGGTGTTCTTCGGGAAAAAGTGGATGTCCTTTTCGTGGTCGACATACCAAACGTAAGACAAGGCATCAGCGAGCTTCTGAAGGCAATCGGCAACGTTCAGGCGGTTGAAGGAGATGCTACCCACTGTGAGAGCGCCCGAAACGTTGTCGGTGGTGAAGCCGTCCGTGGTGTAGGAGTCGACGAGGTCCTCGATGATAGTGAGGACTGATGCGTTCTCGTAGCGCTCAGTGACCAGCTCGCGCTTTAGATACTGCGAGTAGTCGTTGCAGGTGACCTTGTACTCAAGGACGTGCGCTGAGGAGCGAACCTCCATAACACGCACAATGACGCCGCCGAAAATGGCTGTGCCATCGCGTGAAAGCGTCACCTCATCCCCTAGCTCCGGGACGTATAGTTTGGTCCCGTACTTCTTGATGCGAAACTCCAGCGTGTCGGTTTGCTGGTTTAGGCTGTCCGTCTTCTTGAGGGACCTGAACGTGACGTGATTGGTTCGGTCTTCCCCAGCGATAGTGAGCGCAACGGCCATACGCTCTAGAGCTGATTGCTCAGCTTCAGCTTCTTCATGATAAGGTCGCCAATCTGCTCGGCTGCATCTTCACTGAGGAAGTTGCCGAAGAGATTGACCGTGGGGGCGGCTTTCTGTGGAGTTGAGCGACTGGCGAGGTCGTTGGCGGCAATGAGGTTTGTGTCGAAGCCGCCAAGGTCCATCGGAGTGAGTTCGCCAATCTTGGAAATGCTCTTACCGATACCCGGTACTTTCTGCGCAGCAGCGATGACCTTGTTGATGGCGCGTATTGCCTTGTTCACCCCTTCAATGACGAAGTTAATCATGCCTTCCACTATGTTGATGACGGCGTTCGCAGATTCGGCGGCAATGAGCTTGATGCCCAACCACACGTCCTGCCACGCTTCCTTGGTCAGATACCCTTGAATCGCCAGCAGTGCGAGCACGGTCACGATAGCGCCAATGGCGAGGAGCATAGGCGCAGATATAGCGGTTACGACCGCGAACACGGTCGCTAAGCCGGAGAAGAGGAGGATGAGGCCCGGAAGGGCAATTGCGATAGGGAGGAGGAGCGCTAGTAGTAACGAGAAAGCCAGCGCACCAATGAGAAGCGCAGCGGTCAGCTTAGGATGTTCAGCGGCGAACGCGCCGACCGCCTTCGTCATCTCGATGAGACGGTCGACGACGGGCTTGAGGTGCGGGAGAAGCTCGGTGCCGACAGTGCGCGACGTGAGACTGATTTGGTCTTTGAGGTTGCTCCAGAGGCCACCGAGCGAGGTAGCCTGCGTTGCCATGAGGTTGTGAAAGCGACTGCCTTCGCCGGTAAGGGATTGCAGCGCGGTCTTCACTTCAGTGAATCCGATTTTGCCTTCAGCGACCATTTCCATAATCTCGGCTTCGGTTCTGCCGAGCTGTGCGGCAAGCGTGCCAAGTAGGGGAACGCCCGCCTCAGAGAATTGACGAAGCTCCATGCCGGTGAGTTTGGTGGCGGCGCGCACTTGTCCGAAAGCCAGAATGAGCTGCGGGAGCTTGTCCATGCCGACGCCGGCAGAGATGTCGCCAAGCATGCGGAGGGTCGGGATGAGATCATCAGCCGCCGTGCCGTAGGCGAGCAAACGCTTGGATGCCTCTTCAAGCTGCGTGAGCTCGAACGGCGTTTTGGCAGCGAACTGGGATAGCTCTGAGAGCGTCTTCTGTGCTTGGTCGGCTGAGCCAAGCATCGTCTCAAACGCAATACGGGTCTGCTCGAAGTCCGCACCCGCCTTGATGACGCCCTTGGTGAGGAGACCGAGAGAGGCGGCGGAGGCCGCTCCCGCTGAGCCTACAACCGTCAGTGCGTTTTGGAGGCCGTTGTAGCTCTTCTTGACCGCGTCGAGATTATTCTGAAGCGCATTGAAAGTGCCCTGCGTGCGGTTCTGGGCGTCAACAACAATCTGTAGCTTTGCTTCCTTAGTTGCCACGTTTGGCGCGGTTAGCTTGTAACTCCTGGCGCTTCTGGTCTCGCTTCATCTTCTCAACGATGAGGTCGATGACGTGCTTCGGGGTGTCCATGTACTCCTGAAAGGTCCAGCCGAACTCCTGCATGACCGTGATGCGCTGCATCTCGCCGTCCATGCGCCCCATGCTGTAGTGAGCGACTGACGAATCTAGCTCTTTTTTTTTGTGACGATGGCGTCGAGCGCGGCGGTGACTTCGTCAAACACGTCACTCGGGAGGTCGAGGCATCGCTCGACGACGTTGGCGCCGTCGCCGTCCATGGAAACGACCATCTGGCGGATCATCTCCTGGTGTACGTCGAACTGCACACCGGGATTGAACTCACTGATTTTCGGCTGGTCGCCAACGACTTCCAGCTTCGTGCCCGTGAAGTACGCCTGCTGAATGGCCTGGTACTCACGGGCGGTCGCATATGTCTTGGCAATGAGGGTGTGGTTACCGGCTTTGAGCTCTTTGGTGTCTCGTTCCATAGGTTAGTAGCTAGACTGCGCGTTGATGAGCTCGGCAGTAATCATAGCGGTGTCACCGACGCTGTAGTGCGCCTTGAAATCGACCGTTGCGGTGACGATGCCGTCGTTCTCATAGTTCTTCTCGAACTTGGAGAACTTCACCTTGGCGAGGTCGATAGTGAGCTGAGGCACACTCGAAGAGCCGATGAGCGTTGTCTGAGTGAGACGGATTCGCATCGCCTGGGCCGTATCGGCGAGCATCTGTGTCTTGAAGGTGTTGGCGTCGAACACGAGTTCAACAGAGCCATCGACCGCAAGCTGACGGTTCAGGATGTCGGTAGGGTCAACTGAGCCGAGCTTGCGGTCGTCTTCGATATTCTTGTTGATGCTGAGGCGTACTGAACGGATGTTGAGTGCGCTCGCCGCGCCGAGGCCTGATAGGTCGCTCGCTATCTTCACGCTGCCGTGCTGTGGCAGGAAGTGGTTCTCAG